GGTCATGATTGCGATGTGGGCCGACAGTCTGCTCGGGTCGACGTGGTCGGCGCCGATTACGGCCAGGGCGCTGATACTGGCCTGTTGGGTGGCACCGACCAGCTGCCAAAAGTCGAGGCCGTGCCGTTCGGCCTGGTCGGTCAGGTCGGCGACGAGTGCGGCGGCACGGTCGAACTGACCGGCTTCGACGCGCAGCCAGATCTCCACGAAGCGCGCGTAGGCGAGGCTCCACGGACCCTGGGGGAAGCCGAGCTGCTCGAAGCGACGCGCCGCGTGCGCCAGCTCGGCCTCGGCGCCGGCGAGGTCGCCGTACACGAGGCGGGTCAGGGCGAGGTGGATATACGCCGACGCGATCGGCTCGTGCGGCACGAACCGGACCGCGTCGATCTCGTGGTGGTCTGTTGCGGCCTGGCCCGCCGTGGCCTGCTCGAGGTGAGAACGGGCGGCGTCGAACTCGCCGCGCAGCCACGCCACCAACCCGAACTGGGCCTCGAGCCACAGACGGAACCACTGCCGCCCCTCCCCGAGTCCCGCGTGCAGCGACTCGAGCACCTGGGCTGCCCGGCGCAAGTCGGCGCGTTGGACGTAGTAGCCCGTCAGGGCGAGCAACGTCGCAGCCAGCTCGTCGTCCCGCACGTCGGTCCCGCCCAGCTGCAGGCACCGCTCGAAGTCAGCGGCGGACTCGCGGCTTTGATTGCCCTCCGCGGCCGCGGCGAGGAATCCCCGCTGCATCCGCAGGGCGATCTCGCGGCGGTCGCGGTCCGGGGCGGGGGTGGCGCGGTCGAGCTGCACGAGGGCGTGGGTGAGGTAGGTGCGGGCCTCGGCCAGCGCGCCCCGACGGCGGGCATCCGTAGAGGCCTGCTGATAGGCCGAGGCCGCCTCGTCGAACCGCTCGGCGTGCTCGTAGTGGGCGGCGACCAGCCGCCAGTCCGGGTCACCTCCGCCGGTCAAGGTGTCGGCCACCTTGGCGTGCAGCCCCCGGCGCACTGTCGGAGGCGCCAACTCGGCGGCGACCTCGCGCAGTAACTCGTGGCGAAACCGCCAGCCGTCGGTTCCCCACGGCTGGAGCACCCGCGCATCCTCCAGCTCGGCGACTACGTCGTCGAGGTCAGCTTCATCTAGCGTGCACACGGCCAGCAGCAGGCCGCGATCGACATGGCGGCCGATGATCGCCGCCGCCTCCACCACCGGCACCACATTCGCGCTCGCGCGCAGCCGAGCGAACAACGGCTCATACAGCGCCTCGGGCACCCCCGTCTCAGTGAGCCCGGCTACCACCTGTTCGATGTAGAACGGGACCCCGTCGCAGCGGCCGCGCACAACCGCGCGTTCATCCGCTGTCACCGTCGGGTCCAGCGCGACGATGAGCGCATCGGTCTGCTTGTCGCTCAATGGTTTTAGGTCAAACACCTTGACCGGCCAGTCGGCTGGCAACCACCCGCCGGGGCGTCCTGTCATCACCACCATCAACCGGCCCGCAGCGGCACCGAACAGCGAGCCGAGGATCTGGGTCAGCTGCATCGTGTCGGCACCCGGGATGCGGTAGCTGTAGCTGTTCTCCAGCGTCTCGATGTGGGTCTCGGGTGTGAACTCGACCAACCGGCGCGACGAGCCATAGGTGCAGTAGAGGCTGTATGACTTCGATCCCCAGTAGGTCTTGTAGGTCTGCAGGATTGCCTTGTTGAGCCACGGCATGTAGCTCTCCATGACCTCGTGCATCTCTTGGATCTTGGGGTCGAGGGCCATCGCACCGAGCGCGTCGATGCCACGCCCGGTGCGCAGTGCCCCATATGTCTCTCCGCCCGCTTGGGGGATCAGCGCGGTGGACACACGGAAGTTCCGCTCGAGGCGGTCGAGGATCTGGCCGGTGTTCGGGTCGGCTGTCTGGCGCAGCACACCGATCTGAGCGGTGTCGCGTAGCGTGTTGACGTCGCCGGTGCGGCCATCGACCCACTCACCACCATTGCTGGTGATCTGTGGGTCTTTGCCGTTCTCGCCGATTACGTAGGTGTCGGGGAAGACCGACTTCTCCTGGGCCAGGACGAACAGCGCCATCAGCTTCGAAGACAGATCGACTGAGCCGAGCAGCGAGCCGATGCGGCTGGCGATGCGTCCGAGGCTGACATTGTGAGGGATCATCGCCGGGATGAAGCCGAGACGGTTCGGGTACCGGGCGAGCTCGCATGTCGGGCCGTAGCCGGCCGCCGTCGAGACGGCATACGAAGTGCCGAATCCGTTGGCCTCACCCGAGTAGCGGCTCAGCCCGGTGCCGCTGATGTGCGCTCCGTAGGGATCGCACGGCCCCAGCAGTCCGAACACCTGGCACTCGCGGTCGTACCACTCGACGACCTCCCACAGCCGGGTGTCCTGCACCGTGGCGATGGGTCCGCCGACCTCGCCGCGCAACTGAGGGAAGCGATCGCGCAGGAAGCGGCCGGAGTAGCGATTGACGAAGGCGCAGAACTCAGGGTCACGCACCGACTCCGATGCCTGCTGCTCGACGTAGGTACACAGCGGATCACGCGCGTCGATGCGCGGCATCTCCGCTTTGAAGTCGGGGGTGACGACCGCCGAGCCGGTGTGGTACGCCGTCAGGTGGCGGTACACCCGGCGCAGCCCGAGGTTCCAGCGGCTGAAGTCGTAGGTCGCCCTGATGATGTTGGCGCGGGTCGTGGCGTACTCCCGGCTGCCCTTGCCGGTCTCCTTGTTCCACACGATCGGTGGTGTCGTCACCCGAGCTCTCGTCTCCGATGCCCGCATCGCCAGCTGATCGACAGCCTCGCCGACGAACTGTGCCGACATATTCGGCATCTTCGGTTCGTTCTCGACGTCGATCATCGGGATCACGTAGTCGCCGTCGTAGCGCAACAGGACGTCGCGCATCTTCGCCATCAACACACCCTGGTCGGCCTGCATCGCCAGGACGTTGGTGCGGATCCGCTCCCAGTCGTACATCGGCTCGGTCGGTGCGTATGTCTCTGTTGCGCTCATTGCAACCTCGCTCCGATCGGAATGATCGGCTTCATCCCTGTCGGAGAGTATGGCATCCCGGCGCGCTTGAACGTCGCGACCGGTGCGCCGAGGCGGTGCCGGTTCTCCACCCACCAGATCCAGGCGAACCACGTCATCATCAGCCGGTCGTAGCGCACCTTGTTGCCCTTCTTGACCAGTCCGGTCTTCGGGTCCGGCTTCCACTTCTTGAACTGGCGACGGAACTCGTCCATCTCGTTGCGTGTCTCGCCCTCGTCGGCATAAGGGAGCTGGATCCGTCCGGCCTTCCAATCGCCGGCCATCGACGCCAGACCAATCGACTCGTCGTACTTGTTCATGCCGGTGTCGTGCTCGGCAATGATGAAACCGAAGTGCTTGGCGACAGCATCGAGGCGCTCGTCACGGGCCAGGCCGCGCTGGAAGTTCTTGGCCTCGACACGTAGCTCGCGCAGCGAGTGCTCCTGCACCATGAACCGAGCCGCTGCTTGAACGTTGGCAATGACCTGCTCGTTGCGCACGTTCTCGGTGGTCTCGTAGAAGTACCGAAGGCGCATGTAGTCCTCGTTCATCTCCCAGCCACCGAGACAGGTCACGCCGGGCTCGAGACCAGGGTCGAGCGACAGCACGCCAGTCGGGCGAGGCTGCCCGGGCACCCACAGGCCGGTGCCGTTGAGCGCGTATTGCTCCATCTTCGAGCGGCCCCAGCCCTCGTCGTCGAAGCTGAAGCGGGTCTTGGACCGGCCCGGCTGCATCATGTAGTTGCGATCGAAGGCAGCGTCTTTGACCTTGCGGCGGATGCGCTCCAGATTCTCCAGCGAGTGCTTCTCCGGCCACAGCGGATACGGGTTGCCGTCGATGTCGAACTGGATCGCCGGGAACCGCAACACTTCGAGGATGCCGTCGAGCTCCTCGTCCTCCAGCAGTGCTTCGTACACGTCGTCGTCATCGACGCGCGTGCCCGAGACACTGGTGATGCCACTCTCGCCGGGCCGGGACAGCAAGTCCTGGCGGAACACCTCGAGCAGTTTGCCAGTGCGGTTGATGGTCTTCAGCGACTGGAGGTCGTCGCAGTGCAGATGCTCGGTGCGGATCGACACCGAGCTCGACGTCCAGCCGATGGCGAGCATGTTGTAGTCACGCTCGTCGCCCATCTTCTTGTCCTTGACGCTGAAGTACTGGTTGTTCCACGGTGGGCTGCCCTCGCCGCGCGAGCTCATGTCCGGCCGGAACGGGCC